CTGGCATCGGCGGTGCCGGTGCCTGCTACCGCGCTGCCGCTGGTTGACGCGACGCCGGGCGTTGTCGGTGTCGCCACCAAATATGCGCGGGAGGATCACGTTCACCCGTCAGACCCGGCCAAGGTCGATGTGTCGGGATTGAGTGAGGCGGTTGATGATCGCGTGGCTGCGTTGCTTGTCGCCGGAACGAACATCACGCTTACTTACAATGATCCCGCCAACACGCTGACGGTTGCCTCAACAGCCAGCGGCACACCCGCGACCGCCATCCCCTTGCCAAGCTTGCCGGTTGGCGTTGTCGGCGTCTCGACCAAATACGCACGGGAGGATCACGTTCATCCGGGCCGCGAGATACTGACGGCAAATCGCACCTACTTTGTCCGGACCGATGGCAATGATGCCAACACCGGGTTGGTTAACAATGCGGGCGGCGCATTTCTTACGATACAGCGTGCGATGGAAGTTATTGCCTCAACGCTCGATACCGCCGCCTTTACGATTACCATCCAAGTTGGAGACGGCACCTATAACAAGGATGTCAAGATCAAGCCGTGGCTCGGCGGCGGCCCGATCATCTTGCAGGGTAATGCAGGCAATAACACGCTGGTCAACATCGACGGCACTGGCTTGGGGGTCGTTAATGTCGGTATCGGTGCGGAATACGGTGCGCTCGGCGGCAGCTTTCTTGTCAGGGATTTAAGAATTCAGAATTGGGCGTTGGGGGCAAGCGCCCGCTTCTCGGGCAGGCTGCAATTCACCAACTGCTATTGGAAGAACAACGGTTTCTGTCACATCTGCCCGACGTTCGCAGGCATGATCGAACTCTATGGCGGGCACGCGTTTGAAGGCAACACTAACTATTGGGCGCTGACTGACGCGGGCGGCACGTTCTCAACCATTGCATCCGATCTGCCAGTAATGGGCAATATCGCCATGATTGGCGCGCAGACCGTCGTCAGCGGTTTCACGGCGCGCGGCCACAGTCGCCAACTCATTGGCAACGGCATCACGTTCAGCGGAGTGGTCCCAACCGGCAAAAAATGGGACGTGTTCGAACTATCATACTTGCGCACCAACGCCGCTGCGGTCCCCGGTTCGGTTGCTGGCACGCCGGCAATCGGCGCTGCAATCGCCGGCACGGCTGGCATCGTGACGTGATGCGAAATCTGCTTTCCGATCTGCGCCAGCACCCGCTGATCCTGGGTATCGTTCTTGTGAACGTGCTGTTCCTGTGGATGGTGATCCGGGAGGTTGGCGAAAGCGGCAAGCGGCGCGATGCAATTATTGCGGAGTTGACGCGTGATTGCGCCATCAACCCCGCGCCAAAGGGAGATCGGCAATGAAGATCGTCATTTCGTCCGGCCACGGCAAATATGTACGCGGCGCAAGCGGCATCCTTGATGAAGTGGACGAAGCGCGCTTGGTGGTCGATAGGGTCGCCAAGGAATTGCGCAACCGCGATGTCGAAGTGATCACCTTTCACGATGATGTCAGCCAAAGCCAGAACGAGAACCTGAACCGCATTGTTGATTTTCACAATGCGCAAGGCCCGCATGACCTGGATGTATCGGTTCATTTCAACGCTTACGTTGAAACGACCAAGCCGATGGGTTGCGAAGTGCTGTATGTCACACAGTCGGCGCTTGCCGCTGACGTGTCGGCCTTGATTGCCGAAGTCGGCCAACTGATCGACCGGGGCGGCAAGCGGAGGGACGATTTATTCTTCCTCAACAATACTGCCGAAAAAAGCATCCTGATCGAAACATGCTTCGTTGACAGCGAGGCGGACGCCGCACTGTACGAGGAAAATTTCGATGCGATCTGCGATGCCATTGCCACGGCGATCAGCGGCATCGATCAGGAGGGGGTTGAACGGCCTGACCGTCCGCAGCGCCCCGATGATGAAGTGCTGTTTCAGGCAACCGGCAAGTGCTCGCACTTCGGCGGCCCGAATGACGAAGGCGTGTCGCCAAGCGAGGGGCTGGCCTTCATCTATGATGTGATGGAAGCCCCGCATCTGTTCCTGCCGTACCAGCCGGCAGACACCACGGGCCTAGCGCGCCGGCTCAATCCCTACATTCATTATGTTGCGTGCCGTTGGGACTACAGCAAGACGCCGAAGGAAATGCTGCGCGACGGCGTTGCGCTGGTGCGTGTGCCAAACACCGATCTGGCGTTGACGGCATTCTGTGCCGATTGGGGACCAAACGATGCGACCGGCCGCGTTGCCGATCTGTCTCCTGGTTTGTTGGCCGATCTCGGCCTGACCACTGATGACGAAGTGGAAGTGATCTTTCCTTGGAAGGAGGAATGATATGGGCGCTAACATCTGGTTTTGGCTGATCTACGTGCTCGTTGGCATCTTCGGTGCGTGGGGTGCTAATCCGTGGAACCCCGCGCCATCATGGAGCACTTGGGGCGGGTGGTTCATCCTGTTCGTTTTGATTGGCATCCTTGGGCTACACGACTTCGGATCGCCTATTCGCTGAAAGGAGGGCCACGACCTTTTCTTGTCGTCTCACACGCGTTCCCAAACTATTAGCCCCGCGTCCGGTGATCCCGGCGCGGGGCTTTTTTCTTTGGCCGGGGACCACTCGGGGCTGGCGAAGCGGCCCCCGGCCTCATGCCCCGGCGATGTCCACGATGGCACCGGGACAATTCTATTTCCAAAGCCCCATATTTTCGTTGATGGTGCCTGCGGAGAAAACCCACTGCCCGTTATCCGTCAGCGGTGGTGCGATCACGCCGATGGCGTCGCGCGGGCTGTAGCGGATCAGTGTCGGATTGCCTTGCTCGGCCTTTCGATAGACCCAATCGCGCAGCGCGTCGTCATTGCGCCATGCGTCGCCGTCCACCCAAATCTGGATGGCAAGATATCTTGTCGGCGGCTTGCTGTTATCGTCCGGCTGGATCGTGATTTCGTCCGGCAGCATGTCGATGACATAGCCGGCGCGATCCGGGCGCGGAAGATCGCCGGCATCATCATTGATCAGCCAGCGACAGAACCACACCTTGCAGCCATCAGGCTGCGCGCCTGTGCCGTGAACAGTGCAGCCCTTGCCGTGGCGCTGATATTTGCATCTGTCGCCAGCGGCCTTCTCAAGCGCCGGGATTGGCAAAAGCTTGCAGCATAGCGTGCAGCCGCCGCACTCTCGTTTCATGCGTGGCCCTTCGCCGGCCCGATGCCGTCAACGACCGTTTCGATGTCCGGCTTGCGCGATGCCATCACGCACAGCGCCTGCACCAGCAATGTTTCGGCACACCCCTCCGGTTCGCAGTTGGTGCCGATGGAAGCTGCGTTTTCGTACTGCACGACGACGACATACCGCGCGCCCTTGGTGCCAAGGGTGTCGAAACAATCGTGCAGCGCCTTGTCGATAGCGAGGATGTCAATCACGTTCTAGCTTCCGTGCCATGATGTATTGAGCCACACCAGAAATCCGCCGATGGGCATGCCGATGACGACGCCGGCAAGCAGAAAGAAAAAACACCAGTCCATTTTATTCCCCTTTGTTGGGCACGATGCCCGGCACGCCTTGTTGATCCAGGAAGTCGTTGATCATGTTCTGATGCTCAACGAAGCTATTAAGCTGGAAAATCAGCATCCGCATAGTCACATAGTTGCGCCACATGATGTAAGCGTTGACAAGCATCGCCCCGGCGAAGATCACAAGCATGATGTTGAGCAGCATGGTCATTCCACAGGTAAGAGTGGCATTGCGCGCTTGAGCGCCTTTTCCATATCAGCAACCGCGTCCGGGCCTTCTTGGGCCGCCGTACTGCGCAGGATCGGCAAGCCCTTGTTTATCGCGGCGTCCACTTCGGCGCGCGTCGCGTTGCGGCCTTCGGCAAACCACGCGACCGCAACCGGCTCGCCAAGATGGAACAGGCCGCCGCGCGGGATATAAGACTTGGTGATCCACATCAGTTGCGCGCCGGGGTTATGTTCGATCATGATACCCGGCACATCTTCGGCCTTGCCAATGGCCGCCTTGTCGTTGCGGCGCATGTTGGGCTTGGCGAGGAACGGGCACGCCTTCACGGCATACTCGGCGCATTCCCGGTGCGATGGCGGCTCGGCCGAAACACGGTTGACTGCGCACATCGGGCCGATGACGAAAGCGGCGTAGCGGCCTAGCGGCTCGCCGCACAGCCAGCACTTCTTGCGCATGTAGGCTTCCGCGATCCGGCCCGGATGGATGTTGACGAAATCCCACACGCCATCAATCTTGTTGGTGACAAACCAGGGCACGGGAAAACCGCGATCAGAGATCGGCCGGCGTGCCATGCGGACGGGCAGGGGGATATCGCGGATCGAAACATTCAACTCGGTCATGATCGATGCTCCATCATGACGTTACAGACAGTTCTCGCGGGTTGGCTCCCGCGCTTATTCTTCTGGTGCGAGTGGCGGTATTGCGCTGTCCGGCAAGTGCGCCGTGAGCAGCGCCAAGATGGCGTTTGCTTCCTGTGTCACGTCCCGAAAGACGCGGGTGCCCCGTGGTGAGCCTTCCGTCGTCATGGCGAAACGCATCTGACCGATGATGCGCCGCGCGTGCATCGACATCATCAGCAGATCGTCGCGCTCAACGGGGCAGGGATCAATCATGCAAGGTGCCTGATTTCCGCTTCGATCAGTGCCCGGTGCGCGGGCTTGAGTTTTTCCGGCAGCTTTACGAAAACTTTCAAAAGCTTCATATCTTCGTCGGTCAGTGCGATCATGGGGGTGGTGCTCTGCCAGCCCATGAGGTCATGCGGCGTGGTGTGCAGGCGGACGGCGATATCCGCCAGCCGGGCGGCCGATACCTTGTTGGTGCCCTTTTCATACTTCTGCACTTGCTGGAACGATACGCCAAGCATTTCGGCAAGAGCCATCTGACTGACGTTGTTGTTGAGCCGGTAAGCGCGGATGCGCCTGCCGAATTCCACATCAACACCGTCAGGCCCCGGCCGCCCGCGCTTGGGCGGGGCCTTGCGAATTCCCTTTGCCATGATGTTTCTACCGCCGCTTTGAAGCCGCCGCTGCGGCTTGGATTTCTTTCCGCGCCTTCTCAAGCTCGCGTTCATAGTTGATCTTTTTTTCCTTGACGAATTTTGCCTCGTAACCCACGGACGATATGATTGCGGCGACCGTTGCATATTGCGGTCGCCGCGTTTCGCCTTCGAACCAGTTGTGAAGTGTCGTAGTCGATACGCCACTGATGATATGCGCGTCGTTGTTGGAAAGCCCTTCGTCTTGCAGAATAGTTCTGACGCGATCAATCACAGGGTCTTTGGTCTTGAACGAATAAGAGCGATAGGTGAAACCCCGACTGCCATTGCGCCGCTTTTTCATGGCGTCACCGCATGCTTGTCGTCGCGCTCTTTAAGCAGTTTGGTGAAGGTCCGCGCGCCCTGCGGCGTCATCTTCACCGCACCGAAGCCGACGCGCTTGGCGTCGCCGTCCTTGACCATGATGCTCAATTGCGGGCTGGCGGATTTCCAGTTCAGACCGGCCGCCGTCAGTGGCTCTTTCAGTCCAGCGGTGGTTACGGTGTGGTTGTCTGCCGCCAGCATGGCCTTGGCAATCGTCAGATAGCCCGTGATGGGCTTGCCGTCCTTGTCCACGCCGCGCACTTTATGCACGCCATGCGCCGCCGTGCCGTTGCGTTCTTTCTTCTTCGGGCCGGTCAGAAGGCCGGCCACACCGTTGCGTAATTGTTTCGGTATTTTGTCGTCCTTGCCGTCGCCAATCACGTCAATTTGCAGGCTGTCGTTTCGCATCGCAACCAAGCCAAGGACATCGGCTATCGGGATATCGAACGAGAAGCGAAGCTTTTTAATTCCCATGCTGGTGTTCCCCTGTGAAGCAGTTGCGCCATAGTCGCCTATAGATTGCGCCTCAATTGGGGCACATGCAACCGGAGTTGGGGCGTAATTACTGCGCTGCGTTGTTTATCAACACCTGGGTCGCGTAAAAATGCCACCAGACGTAAATCCGGTGGCACTATTTAGTTTCCGCCTACCGTGAATTTATCGTGAGGGCTGGCGCGCGATCATCAGAAGGATACCGCCGATCTGTGGCAAAAGTGCCAGCAGGATCAGCCGCAGCATGGCGAAGTCGTTGCCGTCCGGCCGCATTGTACCAAAGGACAACCACACCACCACTTGACTTGCGGCGACAATCTGCGGATCGGCGGACTGTACGATCTGTGCCATTGCCTGATCGAACAGCCGGCGACGTTCGATCACGGCTTCCTCTCTCGCCCGGCAGTTCTTGCCGGTGCCAGTGGCGCACTCCCGATCCCGCGTCGTCATCGCATCCGATAGGGCCAGCTTGGCCGCTTCGGTTGCCGGCGTCGTGCGCGACGCGCGGGCCTGCGAGGTGTCCGCAATGTTGACCGATGCGAAGCCGACGCTTGCGATCAGGGCGAAGGCGAAGGCCGCCAGCCAGATCAGCCAGCCGGCCGCAGCGGTGCCCCGCTGGCGCGCGTGCCACGACCGGGCGGCACATGAGGGGATGGCGAGCGCCACCAGATCAGCGGCCACGCCAATGCCGGCAAACAGCCACCCGGCGATCTCGGTTGATCCTAACGACGTGGCGAACCAGGTATTCATCGTCAGCCCGACGCCGGCCAGCCCGAACGCCGCCACGGTCAGTAACGCCGGGGCGATCCGTGACGGCGTTACGGCCACTTTGGGCGTAACGATTAGGGGCGGGGCAGAGACCGGCCCGGCCGGCTCGGTTGTACCCCGAAGGGAACCGGCCACGTCGGCCGTCGCCTTCTGGCGCTGGCGGTAAGCCCGCTGGCGCTCGGCATTGGTCATGGGGCGGTGCAGGCGCACCACGGTTGAGGTAGATTGATCGGTAGCCATTGGAACCTTCCTCTCAAGGTTTTGGTGGTAGGCCCGGCGTCGCGTTGCTGCGCGGTGTCGGGCCGCTGGAACAGGGGTGGAACAGGGTGTTTCGTCCGGACCGTAGTCCGGACCGTAGCAGGCGCTTTTCAGTGCTTATTCGTTCCTTTTCGGTTCGTTTTCGTTCTTTGGGGCTTGACTTGAACAACGCGGAAAACGTAAGCAATTCAAAGGCGGTAAGCCTGTCGGAGCGTGGCGCAGCCCGGTTAGCGCACTAGTCTGGGAGGGCCTGACCCTGACACGCATACCGCCTTGAAATCACACAAGAAACTCAACTCACTGCCTTAAGTCCGGACCGTAGTCCGGACCGTTGGTCGCCCGCCTTCGCCGCTGCGGACCGCACCGGACCGGAATTGGCACCGGCATTCATCACGTCGCGCACGTCCTGATCAAGCGCATGGGCATACTTGGCCGTGGTCGCGACATCGGCGTGGCGCATCATCTTCTGGACGCCTCGCAGGTTGCCGCCGAAGCGCAGGGCGCGCGTGGCCGCCGCGTGGCGGTTGTCGTGCCAGCGGTAGTTGGTCAGCCCTGCGGCCTTCCTCATGATGTCCCAAGCGCTGCGCAGGCCGTTGTAGGTCAGCGGATAGCGCCGGCCTGCGACGTAGCCCCGCGCCGGCAGGGTGCGCTTCGCAACGAAGGTAAAAACGCGTAACGGGTGACGGTCCGCCATGTCACGTAACGCCAGCAAAATGGCAAAGGCCGCATCCGGGATCGGCATCCAAGCATCCTGCCCCTTGCTGTCCATGATCGACATGCCGCGATTGTCCCAATCGATGTGCGACCATTCCAGCCGGATCAGTTCGTCCTTGCGAAGCCCGGTCTTGATGGCGAAATCGACGGCATCGGTGTAATCATCGCGCATGCCATCGAACAGCGCATTTTCTTCGGCCACAGCCAGATCGCGGACGCGCTCCGTTGGTTCCTTCAATTTGAACTCGCCCCAATCGATCTCCTGGGTGGGCACCTTCAAGACCTTCTTGGCGTAGCGGACCATCTTGCGCAGGGGATCGCGCACGGATCGGTTGACGGTCGCGTTCGCCACCAGCTTGCCGTCCTTCTTGCGCTCGCCGCGCCGTTTGGTGACGACGCGGGCCACGATATTGTCGCTGATCTGCAAGAGGTCGAAATCCGCGCCTAGCTCGGCAATCAGCCAAGCCTGCGACCATTCCAGATTATCGGCTGCGGAGAAGGCCTTGCCGCGCTGCGCGTCGCGCTCGCGCACCGGCTGGCCCTTGCGATCCCAATAGACCTTGCACAGTTCGCCCAAGGTGCGGACGGCCAGATCGGCGTGCTCTGCCGCCTTCACGCTGGCGTCGTATTTGGCCTTGGCCGCTTCGAAGCCAAGGCGTTTTTCCTTGGCTTCGTCTTTCTTCGCAATCTGTTCTTTGCCTGTCGAGACTTCAATTCTTCGATTGCCGAATTTGACGGCATACTGGATGTACGGCGTCCTTTTGTCGGTGAAAAACCAGCCGCGCGTTTTCTCTCTTGCCACTGTTCCGTCCTCTTGCGCCGGGCATTGAAACTTTCGATGTCGTCGCGGTCAAACAGCCGCCGCACCTTTTGCACCCCTTGCCCCTTCGGGATGTAACGGAGCGTGCCACTGCGCACATAGGCGCGCAACTGGCGCATCGAAACCCGCAACTCGCTAGCCGTTTCCTTGGCGGTCAGAAGCTCGGACATGACGGTTGTACCTCACGCGTAATAATTACGCAAGCAAAGACTATGCGCCTAGCGCCGGGGCTTATTCGTCCCGGCCGCGCGCCGCGATGTCGTCAATGACGCGGGCCATGTGGGTCAATTCGTCGTTGATCTTGGTGCGGACGGAAACCTGTTCTGTGAGCATCGCCTTGGCATCGGCGGCCCCTGCAATCACCTTCTCCCGCAATTCGTCCAGCCGGATATGCAGCGCCGCGATCTTCTCGCACGTTTCAACGGTCATCTGGTCGATGATGGCATTAACCCCGTCGCGGTGCGGCTCGCCCGGCAATGGCGCAGCCGGCCGTTGCACGACAGGCGTGGGGCGCGGGATCGGAGTGTGGTTCATCTGATTTTCGGGCAGGGCTTGGCGGGCTTGCTGGTTCATTGCAGTTTCCCCTTTACCTGGATGTGGAATGGGGATCAGCCTATGCGTAATTTTTTAGATTTCAAAGCCAAAATTACGCCAGCCCTGCTTCCCTTGATTTATGTCAATGGAACTGAACCAATAAAATTGTTGCGAGTTGGCCGGCGTAATGATTTTCTATTTGGTTCGGACACTAGAAAAGTGCGGGGGTGCGGCCCTAAAAAAACTAGAGGTACGGGAGTGCGCGACATGGGTAGGCTGATGTTCGATCCCAATTATAATCGGATCGAGTTAGCTGCATATATCGTTTGTATATGTGCGGACGATCTCAAGGAGACACAGGCAACGCTCAAGCTTGCCTATGCAATGGCACCGGGCCTGCGTGTTCCCGAAGCTAGGAACGATCCTCCCGCCAGAAGGCGGAAGGCAAGAAGGCGCAAGGCAGCAAAGAAGCGCTAGGATCGCTTCTTGCGTTTTTTAACTATCTTCTTCGCTTTCGATTTGCCGCGCGGCAGCGCTTTTGCTGCGCCGTTTATCTTTGCTTCCAGCCTGTTTTGCAGCGTCTCGGCGGTTCGGATGCGGTCGCGATAGTCGGCGGACAGGTTGCCTTCCTTGCCAAACCAAAGCCACTCGACAGACATGCCGTCCAGCTTGCTTATCAGCATCATCGCGACGTGGCGCGGGATCGGATATCCCTGTTCATAATTATTCCACCGCTTTTGATCGACGCCGATGCGCGCAGCAAAGTCCTGCTGGTTTTCTCCGCTGACAATCTGGCGCATCAGCTTCAAGCGTTGCTGGTATTTTTTGATGTCGAAGCCGTAAGCTTCTAGTCCTTCGACCTTTTTAACCACTAGCGTTCCCCTTGCATTTTGGTGTGAAGAAATATCCCCACTAACTCATAATTGTAAAACTGACGCGATATTATAAACGTCTTATCTCCTAATAGTTGCATTGTACCAAACAAATTTTGCCCCATCAAGACAGGATGCCTCTTGCCGGCCGTAATTATCGCGCTAGGTTGGGCGTACTATTTACTCCCAATTTTGGATGCGACCATGAAGCGGCTTAAATCGGCGCGGGCGGTTGTCGAACACCTTGGCGGCCTTCCCCGTGTCTGCGAACTGACGCAGGCAAACATCAAACAGGCGCAGAATTGGCCCGGCCGGGCGCAGTCGTTTCCGGCCAAGACCTATTGCGTGATGCAGCGGGCGCTGCGGCGACGCCGCGCCATTGCACCGCCGCGCCTCTGGAACCAGGTAGGCTTCTGATCGCCTGAAAGGCGGCCCCAATGTCTGCGGGCGAAATCAAAACACTGTTGCCGGACGATGTTTCGCCCTTGCGTGTCTTTGCCGCCAGCCCGCCGACGTTCGAAGAAGTAGAGAAGGCCGTCTGCGATCACTACGGCACGCCGCCCGATTACTATCGGGCGCACGGGGATCGCAGCGCGACGCTGGTCAAGAACATCATTGCGTTCATGCTGCGCCGGCACGGGCGCATGAGCGAACGCGCGATCTCCCAACACTTAGGCTACCGCGCCAAGTCCAGTGTGATGTTTGGCGTGCTCAAGATCACCGGCCGCATCGAAGTCGAAGAATTGTTGCGCGACGATATCGACATCATCAGGCGGCGCGTGGCGCACGCGATCCTAGAACGGAGCGCGCCATGCCAATGACCTTAGAAGAATTCGACGCGGGCGTTGGGCACCATCTGCGCGAGATATCCACGTCCGCCCGGTACATTGTGGCGCACGCCAACGCAATGCTGGCGCGGCCCGACTTTGGAAGCATTGGCGAAGATGAACTGGTCAGGTGTGAAAATGTACTGGCGCAGGCGCTTGGCAGGATACGGCACGCTGCCGAAACCATCCGGAGTAAGCCCGTTGACCGTTGAACTCGTTCACAGCCAGCCGACGCCGGAAATGGAACAGCGCATTCTGCGCATGCGGCAGGACGCGCTGATACTCCGGAACGAAATGACGAAGGGCCAAGTGCGCTCGGCGCATCTGATCCTTGAGAAAGCCCGCGACGATCTGTCGGCGGTGCTGGATCGCGGCGACCTGGGCCGGATGGAGATCGAAGAATGAGGGAACAGGACGCCGACGCGCTGCGGCAGGAAATCGAAAACCTGATCCGCACCTATCCGGAGATCGCGGAAGATGAAGTGTTGCGCGCTGACATGCTGGACGGTGAAACGTCGATCACCGATGTCCTGACCGATCTCATTCGCATGGGCGAGGATGCCCGCGCGCTGCGCGACGCCACCAAGCAGCAGCAGACCAATTTGAAGGCGAGGGCAGAGCGCTTTGATCGCCGGCTGGAATTTACGCGCGCCCTGATGATGTCGATCCTTGCCGCTGCCGATCTGCGCAAGATCGAACTGGCGGAAGCCACGATCTATCTGCGCAACAACCCGCAGCAGATCATTGGCGAGCCGGACCCGGCAAAGCTTCCCGATGAATTGTGCCGCATCAAGCGCGAGCCGGACAAGGCCGCCATCAAGGAAGCCATGAAGGCCGGCACCGTCATTGAAGGGCTGGTGCTGTCGAATTCCCCGCCCTCTGTCGTGGTGACGGTGAAATGAGCGAAGCCGTAGACGACCGGATGGGAAAAATCCGTCAGGAGATCGACGCCGAACGCGCACGCCGGCCGAACGGCTATGCGACACGCTGCGAGTGTTGTTGGTTTTGGGAGATAGATCGGCATCTCCGCGACAAGCGCGATATGGGCGAGGACAATGAGGGCGCATGTCATCGCCATGCACCGCGCATCGTACATCACCACAGCGCCGAAGCTCTTGGGCTGATTGCGTGGTCAATCGAAGAACTAGCCAACGTCGAACACTGCAAGGATTTTGATTACGGCTTCGAAAGTGTAGAGGGCGCGTATTCCGACTGGCCCAGAACCTCCGCGTATGATTGGTGCGGCGACTTTCAGGAGCGCGCTGATGTTTAGCGGCGATCAGAAAGCGCTTCTGGAAGCCCCACTGTCCCGCGCGCACGTCAAGGGACGCAAGCAGGGCGGTCGCAATGTGTCCTATGTCGAAGGCTGGCACGTCATTGCCGAAGCCAACCGGATTTTTGGTTTTGACGGCTGGTCGTCATCGACAATAGAAATTATCTGCGTTGCCGAAAAGGAACGCGAGATTGGCGAAGCCAAGCGCCCTGGGTGGGGCGTCACCTACACCGCCCGTGTCCGCGTCATTGCCGGCGAGATTACGCGTGACGGTACCGGGGCCGGCCACGGCATCGATGTCGATCTTGGGCAGGCGCATGAAAGCGCAATCAAGGAAGCGGAAACGGACGCGCGCAAGCGGGCACTCATGACCTTCGGCAATCCGTTTGGGCTGGCGCTCTATGACAAGGAACAGGCCAACGTCAGCGATGAAGCGCCGGACGACGAAGCCGCTATCGAAGCGGCGCGGGTGGCGCAGGCCAAGCGTGAAGTGTTCATGGATGGCTGCAAGGGCACCATCGAAGAAATCGGCGGCGATGCTGAAAAGCTTGCCGCGTGGTGGCGCTCGCCTCGACAGGTGGAAGGGCGCAACAAATACGGCTTGAGCCAAGGTGATCGTGAAATTCTGAAAGCGCTGATGGTTGCCAAAATTCCGCCGAAGGAACCGGAGCATGAGTGACATCAGACAGGCGCGCGATCTACTCGATACCGCGATGCAAAGTCTAAGGGATGCAAAGCGGTTGATGGTGCGCGAGCCGCCCGTGAAGCGGGCTAAGTCCACACGCACCCTCTACACCGAAGCGCTGCGCCGCGAGGTCAGGCGGCTTGCACGCCTTGGCAAGTCACACCATCAGATCGCCAATCTTGTCGGCCTTCCGAATGGCGGGCGCGTGTCGGAAATCTTGAACGGGAAGCGGTGATGTCCAAAACCGAACTGCACGGCGCTCTGCTGTTTTCGAAAGAGCATCCGCAGATCACCGGCTGGCTGGTGATCGACGGCATCGAATATGAAATTGCCGGCTGGCACGCATCCGAAATCCGATCCGAAATCAAAGCGCACAAGCGCGGCCCTGTCGCCATACAAGGGGATATGTTCGATGCAACAGCCAGCGGAACAGGCGAGAGCTAACGCGATCTCATTCGAATGCAAGAAAGACGGGTTGACGCAACGTCAGTCCGGCGATTGGCAATTGCGCTTCACCGTGCAGGCGGTCGATATGGATCAGCGCATCGCCACCGCGCCGATGGGCACGCGCTTTCAGTGTGTCCTGGTTGAGATCAACGACGATGAAACGCCGGTCGATCACAAGGCGCAGGATCGCGACAAGTGGCGAGCGCTCGGCCCGGTCAAGCAGGCCGGCATCCGCTGCAAGGAACCAACCTTTTGGGCGTTCCTGCGGGAGAGTGTGTATCAGTGTCGGGACACGCGCGACGAAGAAAGTGCGGCATGGGCTGTGCGGGAAATCTGCCATGTGCTGACGCGCGGCGATCTCGACAAGTCCACCGATGCCCGCATCCTGTGGTTTGATCTCGATAGTAAATATCAGGCATGGAAGGCGAGGGAACATGCCTGAAACTCTCTACGGGAAAACCCCGACAGGGCAGCTTGTCTACGATCTTGGCTTCACCAAGCTATCGGATCGCTATCTTGCGCGTAAGCATCACTTGCCGGTTGCAACAGTGCGGCGCTACCGCGCAGCATTCAAGCGCGGTTTCAAGGAAGGTAAACGAAAGGCGCGCGAGCATGGTTGAACCGTTTTTCAAACAGCCGCGCGTCTATGATGACGCCTACCTGGTTTATATCCGGTCGCTGCCGTGCTGCATCTGCGGCGACGACACATCAACCGAAGCGGCGCACTTGCGCGTTGGGTCGATCAACGACGGCAAGCGGTCAACAGGCTTCGGTGAAAAATCGTCAGACCGTTGGGCGCTGCCGCTGTGCGGCCGGCACCACCGCGAGCAGCACACCATGAACGAAGCGGAGTTTTGGGCAAGCTACGGCATCAATCCGTTCTTGCTGTCGATGTCCTATCAGATGCCGGACGCATCATGAAAAAACGCTGGTCAATTTGGGTGCGTGAACATGGATCGGATCACGATACCGAACTGATCGAAATGGACGGCGACACTGCGCCAGTGATCGCCAAGCTGCGCGGCATGACGCTGACGGTCAAGAAAAGCATTTTCGAAGCCGGGAAGCGCAAGAGCCGCCTTCCGAAATATACCAACGTGCGGGCTGTTGAGAATGGTCGATAACTTCGGCGTGCCAGTGACGCTGACCAAGCGCGAGATGTCGATGGGCGCGGATTGCGGGATCATGCGCAATATCGCTTCAATGGCGGACGGCTTGCATCCGGCGAATGGTTTTGACGAAGAACGGGACGACGCTTGGAATATCCACATCGAAGGCGCATGTGGTGAGATAGCGGCAGCAAAAGTGATGGGGCGCTTTTGGTCGCCTACCGTGAACATCTTCAAGGCCCCCGACATCGGCAAGACGATACAGGTCCGCACACGCTCGCGGCACAGTTACGAATTGTATGTGCGGCCCGGCGATAATCCGGATCATTGCTTTGTCCTGGTTACTGGCCGCGCGCCGGATTTCCGCGTCCGTGGTTATCTGATGGCATTCGACGCGCGTAATGATGCTTGGTTGAAAAATCACGGCGGCCGGCCGCCAGCTTGGTTTGTCCCTCACTGTGCTCTGCATGATATTGCGCCGTTGATCTTGGTCGGCTGATGCCATGCCGCGCTATTTCCTCAATCTCAACATTGGCGATTATCTGCGGGACACCATGAATTTGGATGCCACCGCAAGCGGCGGCTATCTGCATTTGCTGATGCACTACACGGCGCACGGCAAGCTTCCGATTGATGACGAAGCGCTGGCGCGGATCGCGCGGATGGATCGCCGGGAGTGGCGGCGCAACAAGTCGAAGATCAAAAAATTTTTCAATGACGATTGGCGGCAGGATCGGGTTGAGCGCGATCTGTCGAAACAGGACCGGCTGTCGATCACGCGCAAGGTTGCCGGCCAACTCGGCGGATTATCCACAGCCATGAAAAAGCGGGCAAGAATTCAGTGAGGCAAAAATTGGGCATGGTCTCCAAAGTGAACCAACCATGTGTCACTGATCGAAACCTGTCAATACAGCCAACTGATTGAAATCGCACAACCTGGGTGCAGCAAGTGCTACAGCAAACGCCAAGCAAAAAAGCAGCAATTGGTCCCAATCTAAACAGATAATAACTACTACCTTCTTTGTAGCTGCGAAGTGCAAGGGGCTTGCCAATGTGGAAAACCCGGCTGTAGCGTCGCCACTTCCCACAGTCGGAGGTCGCTGATGCAAGTCCCCATCGATGAAGCGGGACCAACAGCGGAACGACTTTCCAAAGCCGGCGAGTTTTTCAACGTGGCGGGGCGCGGCCGATCCGCGCGCCGCGTCACCATGCTTGACGACGCGCTAGGGCGGTCGCTGGTGCGCCGGATAATTACTCCCGGTGAATACTCGGCCTTGCGGCGCTACGCGCTGCATTGGGTCGCTGGCGGCTTGCAGGGGCCTTTGGGATCGGTAGACCTGAACCGGATTTATTCGTTCGATCCGTCGCAGATGTCGGGGCTGGCCCGGACGGAGGCGCAATTAGACCACAAGCGGACCTATTACGCGGCGCAGGATGCGATAGGGCATCGCCCGTCCTATGTCGCAACGCAGATCGCGTGCTTTGGCCGGGCGCTGCAAGAGACAGGCGAAACGCTCGGGTTTCGCTCGCCATACCGGGCGCGACAGCGAGCCGGCGAAATTCTGTCAGATGCCGGGCACAGGCTCGGCGGTTTCTTTGATCGATTGAAAGCCGGTTGACGCTAGGGGCGATTGGCACCATATTCCAGGTATCATCTCGATCTGCGAAACCAAAGTTTTTTGGTTCCCCTTAAAACATCGGCGGCGCACATCAGGACGATTGAAAAAGGCCCGGAGCAATCCGGGCCTTTGACATTTCAGGCAGCGTGCGGGCCTTAGATCGCGATGTGGGTATCCTTGACGACGCGCAGGCTTTTGCCGATCTCCATTCGCCGGCAAAACTCCCGTTGATCGTCCGCGAGCGCTTGCGTTGCGAGGATGAAGCGTTGATCCGCTGCCTTGTCGGCGGCATCGGTCCGGCCATGTTCGGCAACGGCAACCATGTAAGCCGCAAGTGCCAGCAACAGATCGTTGTGATGTTTGTTCATAGCGTTCCCCTTGGTGTCTGCGGCGCTAGGCCGTGGTAGCGGTCATGGCAGACCTTGCTGCAAAACCGTCCGCCGTGCATCCGGACGCGCGTGCCGATCCGCGTGCAGAAGATCAAAAGCTTGTCGCCGGGGCCGGTGTCGCCGCATTCGGAACAGTGCAGCCCATCCGCGTCAACCGCTTCGGATGTCAGCACGCTTAGGCCGGATGATTTCAGGTTGCTAGCCTTCATCATCATCATTCTCCGACATCAGCGCCGCGCGCATCTTGCCGCGCCGTTCGATCAACATCGCCTTAAGGTTTGGCGTCAGGTTGCCTAGCTGGATCAGGCTATCAACCATCTGCAACATCATCACGCATTCGTTGCATACATTTTCCAGCGAAGCGGCAAAATCAGCGCGCAAGGCGAACATCGGCTTTGGCGTTTCTTTCTTTCGGCTCATGGCTTCAAGTTCTCCGGTTTGGTGTTGGTCTTGATCATCAGGTTAACTAGCTGCGCAGCCCATCGCGGAACGTCCAGCGTGCCGTCAATCCACTTGCGCACCGTGCGCTCGTTGAACGCAATCACTTCGGCAAAATCAACCGGGTGGATTTCCAGCTTGGCGAGACACGCGGCGAACGCATCGCCGGTCATCCAGGTATGTGCTTCGGCCTTACGCTTCGACGGCATCGCGTGCCCCTTTGGTTAGACGGTTAATCAGGCGGATGACTTGCGTGGACTGCCAAGCCTTGCCTTCCGCAGTTTTTACGCCTTGCGCATTGAGATAGGACGCAATGCGCCGCGACGACAGGTTAAGGACGGGTGTCACGACAGGGCGCAGGGTTTCGGCAAAGGCCCGCGCGGCGATCTCTGCGGCCTGTACCTCTTGCGGGTTGCCTAGCCGAATGCCGCGCGCCTTGGCGACGGCTAGCGCGGCTTTGGTGCGGTCCGAAATGTCCTGCCGTTCCTTTTCAGCGAACGCGGCGTAGATGTGCAGCATGAACGGCGGAACGTCCATGCCAAGCGCGGCGACGATGAACGGCACGCGCTTTTCCATCAGGCCGGCAATGAATGCGACGTTGCGCGACAGCCGGTCCAGCTTGGCGACAAGCACGGGGCAATTGAGTTGCTGCGCATGTGCGAGCGCTGCGGCCAGTTGCGGACGCTTGTCCAGTGCATCGAAACCTTTGCCGGTTTCTATTTCCAGGTATTCGCCTGCGATTTCGAAACCGTGTGCCGGTGCAAAAAATCGGTTGGCATTGTCCTGTGCTTCCAGCCCAAGGCCGGCAAGGCCCTTCTTGCCTTCCTTCGATATGCGCCGATAGGAAATGATCGGTTTCATGGGTTCCCCTTTGGATGGTAGATCATATGGGCATAAAGCCCATAGCGTCAACGGAAAAGAAAAAGGCCCGCGCGGGGCGGGCCTTTGTTGGTTGGGTCAGGCGGTCACTTGTAGCGGGCTGGCAGCTTGTCTGCGATCTCCGCATCTGTCAGATCATTGAGCAAGACAAGGCAAGTGCCGTTCCGATAGACCATGATCGACCGCTGGCCTTCCAGATGGCCCTTGAAATCCGCGTGAGTGTCCTTCCAGATCGCCGCGAGCTTTTCGGCCCGCGTGACGGCCTTGGCAACGTCAAGGATTGCGGCGCGTGCTTCCGGCAGGCCAACGTGCAGCGCGTCGCCTTCCTCCCGGTTGGCTTCGTAAGCGACCTTGGCGGCTACCCACTTGTTGAGAATGTCCCGGCCGGCTTCTGGCACGGCTGCGCCGTAGGTTTCCTGAAATTTCTGCGCCTGCGCCGCGTCGCTGTATTCCGACAAGCCCGCCCATTGAACGTGCTCGTTTTCGTCAAGGTACATCGCCATACCAAACTTGCAGTAGGTTGACGCCTTGGGCTTGTTCCAGACTTGGCCGGGGCGCTTCGGGTTGGTGGTCTGCGACATGAAACGGAAACCGTGCTTCGGGTTGAATTCCAGCCAGTAGCGAATTTGGCAGCGCAGCCGGAAGCCATAAGGATAATCTGCGACAACGAAAGCGGTTTCCGGTGTGGTGTGGTTGGTCAGAAGTTTCATTTGAATAGTTCCCCTTGGTTGTGTTGATCGCCAAAAAGCCCGTGCTCAATTGGCTGTTGCGGTTTGGTGGAAAGTAACGGCGCGCTTGCGCGACGTTGCAGGGTTTCGGCAATGCGCGGCGAAGTGCCGGGCATTTCGGTTTGGCTAGAACGGGATTGCTTCATCGGCCGCGATCCCCTCGCGAGCGCACAAGCACGCAAGATGAAAATTGCTCTGCTCGCCCCTTGCCACATCGGCAAACGATTGCCGGGCAAAGTGCAGCATTTCAGCGAAACGGTTTTGAAAGCCGCGCGCTTCGTAATAGGCCTTGGCCGTGTTGCGCACGGCAAAGCCACCGCCACCGCCGTTGTGCTGGTAGCGATCCGCCTTAAGGGCGGCTAACTCTCGCATCTGGTTATGATCAAACATCGGTTCCCCTTGATTGCGCTCGATTGCGCCTGCCTGTTATGGGCTTAAAGCCCAATAGGGTCAAGTGGAAAACGTAAGAATTACTCCCAAATCCAATAAAAAACGCCTAGCGTCACCCAGGCCCAGGAGGGCAGGGAATGCGGGTGCTTGTGGGTTGCGAGCGTTTCGGCCGGGTGCGGCAGGCTTTCCGCGCGGCCGGTCATGATGCTTGGTCCTGCGATGTGGTGCCGGCCGTCGATGGCTCGCCGCACCATCTGCAATGCGATGTGTTGACGGTGCTAGATCGCGGTTGGGATTTGGCGATTTTCCACCCCGATTGCAAATACCTCTGCAACAGCGGTGCCAAGCATCTTTACTTAGGGACGAAAAAGGAAAACGGCCCTGATCCGGAGCGCTGGCGCAACATGCGACTAGGCGCGGAATTTTTCCGCAAGCTATGGCTGGCGAATATCCCGCGTGTGGCGGTTGAAAATCCGATCATGCTTGGCTGTGCAAAGGAGATCATTGGGGCAAGCCAGGCCCAGGTTGTGCAGCCTTGGATGTTTGGCGATCCGGAAACGAAAGCGACTTGCCTGTGGTTGCGAGGTCTGCCGCTGTTGATCCCAACGCATGCAACGTGGCCGGACTGTCGCAAGGCGCTAGGCTTGCCCAAGGATGCCAAGCCCAAGCCAATGGTGCATTTCGCTTCACCGGGACCACAGCGGCACGCCTTCCGGTCTAAGACGTATCCGGGCCTCGCGCTGGCGTTTGCAGCCCAATGGGGCAATGCGGCACGCGGCAGGATCGCGGCATAAAAAAAGCAGGCCACAGCCTGCTTTTTAGATTTCAAAAACAGGCCACAGCCTGTGTTTTAGATTGGCGTGCCGCAATCGCAACAGATGCCGCGTCCGTTGTCGCGATGCCGATGGCAGGCGGGACAGTCGCAGGCGAGGAAGGCCAGCACGGCATTCCAATCGTCCGTAATCAATCCGCCGTTGCCGGTGATCTCGATCCCGTTGCGCATAGGCTGCACATTGAAACGCGGGTATTTGTCGCCATACTCCCGCAAGGCAACGTCAGCGTAATCGATCCAGATTTGATAATGCGGGCTGGCAATGCTTGGCATGGCGTCATTGTGCCAAGAGCTATCTTCGAAGCCGGCCGGCATGGCCGGCCAATCAACGTCCGGGAAGTCCGGGAATTCGGTTTTGTAAGTTTTCATGATCGCTCACATATCATTCAAGGCGAAGCGCGGCGAGCCGACTTTAGCAATGTTGACAGCCAAAACCAGTTGCCCATGCTCTTGCGCGTCTTGCGCGTAATCTTCGCCATGCTGCCGGGCCTGATAATCGAAATCGAAATCTGACCATTTGACGCGGGCAAAGTCCGGATTTGATTGCCAATAGCTGATGAACGTGCCGCGACGCTGCGGCGCGCTGCCGGTGTGCTGGCAAGTGTTGCGCAGAAACTTCGCCGCATATGCGACGGTATCGCCTGCCTGCAATTTATTCGGTTTGGCCATTGCTGTTCCCCTTGGTTGCTACTGACGCCTTAAACCCGGTGTGCGTTTCCGCAGCCGGGTAAAGGACGCGATGTGCAGCGCAATTAATCGGAATAAGCGCTTTCAATCTTTTCGGCACGGTGCGCGCACCATAGGTCTGCATCTTCCCAATTTATTTCAAACGCTATCGGCTGCCAATCCTTAGCCGTGCCGGGATAGGCCAGTGCGCTTATGATCTCGCGGCGGTTATCCTTGGCAGCACGGAATGAGAGTGCTTCACCGTCCGCCATGACGAAATAAAGCGGATAGCCACCCGGCCAAGCATATGGGCCGTTGCGCATCGCCTTGCGAAAGTCAGAGATGGAATTGATTGGCATTTGCTGTTCCCCTTGCGAGCGCTGCACATGCTGGCGCTTCCTAATGCGTCAAACCCGGTAAGCTTTCGCTGCCGGGTGTAACGCGATGTGGTGCGCAATTATTATTCGTCGTCAGCCTTCCAGTATCCGAAGTCCGAACCGTCACCGGGATGTGCGCCGAAATACAGCCCCTCGCGGCCGGCCACAGTGTTGAGTGCGTCAATCAATTCCTGCACGATCTCGGAACCACATTGTTCGTTGCCGGGATGGCCGGGATCGGCATCAATTTCGTTTGCACTGTTGCGCGCATCGTAGACGGTTGAAAACGAATTGAACGGCAGCACGCGGTCATATTCATCGGCAAGCCTGCGCAGCAAGTCCGGAGTGCGAAGCGTGCCGTGCGACACGGTGCCTTCGGAAATGAAACCGCCATGCGGTGAAGATTTGTTAGGCATTGGTGTTCCCCTTGGTCTGCGCCGCGATGTGCTGGCGCTTCTATTGCCTTAAACCCGGTAAGCTTGCGCTGCCGGGCCTAAAGCGATGTCGCGATGGTTAGTCGCGGCGAATGGTGATGACGCCGCGCGCATAGCTGACCGCAACGTGAGTGCCAGCGCCGAACGTCGCACCAACCTTTTGGCCGGTGACATCGATAATGGGCTTTTCATCCTTGCCGGAAACCGTGCCGCGATCTGCAACGGAAAGCTTTTCGAATTCCGCTTCGGAGATCAGTTCCAGCGTCAACGTGGCTGGCGTCCACTTGCGAGAGAAGCGCTTGCCAACGCTGAAAGCGTGTGCGGTCAGACGTGCGCCTTCAATCCAAATGCGCGTGCGCTCGCCTGCTCTTGTGGTGCCAAGCTTGGTCTTAAAAGTATCAGTCATTGTGGTTCCCCTTGTTCGGCTGTTTGCCGATGATAATCCTATGGGCTTTAAGCCCAAGCAAGTCAACCCATCAAATGCAGGAAGGTTAAAGAAATGTCGCGGACCATGACGCGGCGGGACAGGCCCGGCCGGACTGCGTTCTTTGGCCGGCTGGCGCATGACACATCGCGCCGCGCTAGGCGCAAGCGGGAAGCCTATGAAGCGATGCTGACAGCGGCACAAGGCCAGCTATGCGCAACGAAATTCCGGTCACAGGGGAGCCAGGTTTCCCCGAAAGAAAATTTCGAAGGGGATCACAGGCTTAACCGCGCGCACCCATTGGCAGGCCAGCCGGACGCGCCACAGGCTATGCCGGCAGATAGACAGGGATGACACCACACATGGCACCATTTGTACGAACGACAGTGCCAGCCCATTACCGTGATCCGAACTACACCACAGGCAGGCCTTCGGGCTACCGTCCGGAGTTCTGCGCAATGGTCATTGAGGACATGGCACAGGGTTACAGCCTCGCCGCGTTTGCCGGGAAGATCGGAGTTGGCAGGGATACGATATATCGATGGGTGAGGGAACACAGCGCCTTTTCAGACGCGGTAAACCGCGCGAGCATGGGACGACAACGCGCCTTCGAAAGTCGCTTGCTAACCGCAGAGAAAGGCGCGCAGGCAGCGGCAGCGATCTTTGGTCTTAAGAACGTCGCGCCAGAAGATTGGAAGGAAGTCCGCGAGGTGAAGCACGATCACACACACGCGCTGCACAGGCTAACCGATGCACAGTTGTACGATATCGCAGCACGCAAGGCAGGACAGGGCAACGTGATCGACGGTGAAGCGGTCAGAGTTGAAACGGACTAACGTCCGATAGGCTGTGGCATGGGGGCTTGGACGTTGGTCAGCGGTGCCGGGGTGGGAAAATTCATCGGCCTAAGCATGCTTATTGATCCACCACCCCTCACATCACCCCCCAATTTCCCCATCGCCGCTTCGTCCATTCGTAAAAATTTCGCCCAAAATTTTGCTATAGTCGGTCCTCCCAACCAGGAGGAAGTCGTGATGCACACCAAGGACAAGCTCGCCAACGCTCTGGAGAAGGTCGGCCTGTCGGGAATGGCTGCAAAGGCAGCCGAAGGCTGGTATCACGACTATCTCTCGCCGCTCGACGCGCCCTGTGTGACGCTGGTCGGTGATCTCGCGGTCGCCGCCAGTAAGGAAGAAGGCCCGGTGTTGCGCGGCCAGATCACGGCGCTGCGCTCGCGGGTGATGCAGGGCGATTTCGACGCTTCGACAGAGGAAAGCGACGACTGGTCCAAATCGCCGGAAGGTCAGGAGACCTTCGGGAAGCTGTTGCGCCGTGAGTGAGATCAGGAAATTCCCCGCTACCCCGGTCCGCGTCGAAACCGGCCCGATCCGGTTTGGCGACGATTGGCCGGGCGTGTTCATTCGGGGCGACAACGCGCTGGCGTTTGCCAACGTGCTGGAACAGGTGTTGCGCCTTCACGTCCCGGAGGCCAACTGGACCGCGCGCTCTATGCTCGGGGGCCTGTTGAGCGATCTGCGTTCCTGCTCGGTCGGAGACACCGGATGGCCGCCGTGAAGCTGGTCCGCGTGGTCGCGCCGCACTTCGTTGCCGGCTTCGAAAGCGACGGGACCAAGGTGGTGCGGGCCGCGCCGATCCTGAAAAAGCTGATCGGCAAGAGCGAGACTTACGCGCGGGAGACCATCGCCCGCTACGGCTGGAAGGCATCTGTCATCGACAACCAGGAGTGAAGTCCCATGCATGGATTAGTTGTGATCGTACCGATCCCCGAAGGGGCGCGTGAGAATGTTCATGTGGCCCAAGCGCTGCGCGAGCTTGCCCCCTACATCGAAGCGCAGATCAGGACGACCGAAGGGGTGCTGATCGATAAGGCGCGGCCCGGCGTCATCAAGGCGGCTTGGCAGTGTCGCGACGATCTGCAAATTCCGATCCCGCCTGAACCGGAAGCGGAAAAGACCCGCCGCTAGCGGAAGCGCCGCTTCCCGAATTGAGGCGGCGCTTTATTTTTTGTTTTCCCTTGTCTTTCTTGCGCGCCATTGCGCGGCGGCTTCCCGTGAAATCAGCACGCGCACGCCAACGTGGAATTCGTCCGGCATGTTGGCCCTGTCTTTGTAGAACATCTGTTCTGAAATGCTGTGCCGTCTGCAAAATTCCTTGATGCTATAGGCGTCAAGATCATCGGTTTCGTTCTTTTTTTTCATTTTTTCTTCACGGACTGAAACGGCTCAACTTCGGCACCGGGCGCAAGCTTGGTGTCGTTGCCCGGTGCCTTGCACACCTGACAGAACAGTTTCGCATCGGGATGCAGGCGCATCACTTCCTGCCCCGATGGATAGACGCCGATCTCATGGCCGCATTGCGAACAGCGCGCGGTGATCTGCTCGGGATGTACCCGGTGCATGTCAACCAGCCGCATGCAAACCAATTCAACGTCCTTCCAGCCGGCGAGGCGGCGAAGCCAGTTTTTCATTTGTCGCTCCTTGATGCGTCCGCAATCGCCTTGATCTGCGCACCCGCCTTGCGCGCCTGCGTCACGGCTTCGTCGTGGCCGCGCTCGGCCTGATCATAGGTCGAATAGCGCCACGTTTCCTGATCCAGCGGGCCGCCGAAGATCATGGTTTCGAAAATCAGCGGCTCGGCCCCTTCTTCTCCGATCAGCGAACGGTAGTTGTGATCCAGACCCAGGAACACGGTGGACACCCGGACCTTGGGCCGCGTGATTTTTTGCTCACGGCCGGGGATGCTGAAATCAACTTCGGTCGGCGTGTCATCAACAATGGTTTCGGCAACGCGCCGGCCCCCGGTGTTTTCGAACCAGCGCGCCCACGTCATCAGATCGACCGCAACCGGGATGCGGCCGACAAGGATGTAGTATTGCGGCCACTCGGTCATAGCCACGTTTCCACAATCACGGGATCGTCGCCGTCGCTGCGCGACATACAGGTGAAGCCGGCCTGCACCAGCGGCTTGCGGATGTCGTCCAGCGTTTCAGCAACGAACATATAATCGGTCGGCCGGTCCAGAACGAAGCGCCGCGCCACATAGAGGTCGGGATAGTCCTTCGGGCTGTCGGTGATCGTCCACATATCCAGCATGCCGGCAGCGCTCGCCGCCTTGCGAAGCTGGTAGATGTGAAAAACCAGATCGACCGGGTTGCTCATTGTTTTTTCCGGTTGAAATACCGCAGAGCGTCATCGATCATGCGTTGCGTCGTAACCAGCCGGTCATTCGGCGTCAGGTTGGGCAGCGCGCATTCCATGCAGATCAACCTGATGCCATCGGGCGCGTGCGGACGATACTGCACCAGCGACCAGCATTCGGAGCACGGCCCGGTCAGATTGTCAGGCAGCAACAGCGGCCCATCGACCCGCGCGCACATCAAGACTTGCTTGTGGTTGCTCATTGCGTCGTCGTCTTTTTCCCGCCGCCAAGGTTGGCGGGGTGCTGCATGCCTTCGAAATCGACGTGGATAATGTTGAGATCGCAGCGCTGGCAACGAAGCTGGAAGCCCAATTCGGTCCAGCCACCCTCAAGCCGCACCCAATCGGCCGGGGCGGTGCCTTCCGGCCTGTGGTGAAAGCAATTCATGCAGTGCCAGAACATGACGATTTCGTTGGTGGTCGGGATCGTGCGGCCCGTGATTTTCGGCTTCTTGGTCACTTCGACACCGCCAGAAGCGCGATGGCCGCGCCAAGCAGGAACAGGATCGGCACGCTGTAAAGCGGATCGACGCCGCGCGCATCCGCGATGATGGCGAAGAACATCGCAACACTCCATCCCAAGCAGATGGCGCGGTTGCCGCTCATGATCATTGCTTGGTCCCTCGCTGCGGCAGCATCCCCACCATGCGGCCTTCCGATGATCCGCCGTCGCCCGGCCAGTGCGTGATTTCCAGCGGGCCAAGCTTTACCTTGTTGCCGGTGCGAATGATCTCGCGCAGCGCCATGAACTGCCCGGCGTCTTTGTCCTCGCCCTGGATCATCACGACTTCCACGCGGTCAGGATGTTTGGAGATGCCATCTGACTTGATGCTCGCAAGCTCGGCAGCGCTGCTCGGTAGCCCGGCTTGCCGCACCAGTGTCCACGCCTCGCCCATATAGATGTAGCGGACCACATCAAGTAGATCGAACTGCGCGCGGATCAGTGCGTTCGCCATATCCTTTTCCATCATCGGGTGCGGCTCAATGAACTGCTCGCCGTTGGCGCGGATCGCATGCCACATCGGGGAGAGTTCGCCTTTTCTGGCGATCATCTTTTCGGCAAAGCCGGATGCGTGGTGCAGTAGCTCGCGCAATTCCTGTTCGCTCATTGGCACACCTTCGGAAACATATTCTCAAGCCACGCGCCGCCGCCATCCCGTTCGCTCGGGATACGCTGGCCCATGACGAAGTGTCCATGCCAGAACGCGACGTTGAGGCGCGCACCGCAGCCGACGCATTCGATGTTCTGCGACATGCCGCCAGCCGGACCGGGCCGCCACAGGAAGCCGCCGCAGTCCGGACAGTCGCCATTGAAATAGGAAATCTGCATCTTAGACGTTGGCGCCCCGCGCCCGGATGCCCTGCACATGATGGGGCTTCATGCGCGGCCTTTTCGGTGTGCGATCCTTCGATCCCTTGTCGCGAGCGCCGGGCTTGTTGCTGCCTGCGCGCTTGCCGCGCCGGGCACGTTCCGCAGGGCCGATTGGCCGGATGTAATAATCGTCGGCCGGCTGGAATTTGCCGTCACGGTCATGCGCGATAATTTCTTGCTTGAGGCTGGCCGGCGTATTGCCCATTTCCCAATGATCGGGGAATTCGATGTAGGTGCGGCCGATGTGGACGCGGGCACCAATCGCGCCGGGAACGCAGCGCTTGATGCTGCGGGCGGCGGCACAGTCTGACGGGCTGCGGCGTGCGCCCTTCTCGACATCGTTGGGCGTGATGATGATTTCGATCTTCTTTCTTAAATCATAGACGGGTTTGCCGGCGATCATATGTCGGTGCTTTACAGCCATTGGTTCCTCCTTGGGATTTACAGGCAAAGTCTGATCCCGCTCGGGAACCCTGTCAACGGCAAGCCAAAACTAAACTTGCGTACTAATTCCGCCTCCCAAGGAGGAAAAATTACGAGGTCCGATCTATGGAACTGCCGTTCTGTAAAATATGCGGCGAACGGCACCGCCTTGGGTGGTGTCCGGAGTTCGGCCCGCCCATTCCGGAGATAAGGCATGAAAAAGCCCAAAGTGTTAAAAGTAGAGTACCTGAAACGCCGCGCGCCGGTCCTGCTGCGCAAGACCAAAGGTGTGAAAGTCCCGTCGCTGCGCCGCTTCCAGTTTCGCCGCCAGTAAGGCGGGGCATCAGTCAGGGCAGCGAGCGCTCGACAGAACCGTGGAAGGCGGCCGGCATGTCGCGGCGGACGTGGTATCGCAGGAAGGGCAAGCCGGCCTGACCTAAAAGGGAGTAAAATTTACGCTTCACAGCCGGGGCGTTTTGGTGCAGTCTTTCGGTACAAGGGGAGCCTGTCCGATATGATGCCGCACAAGCCGTCTGGTGGCGAAGTTTATTGGCGACGCTTTGCCGATGAAGAAAAGCTCGGCACGCCGCTAGAGGCATTTGCAACGCCATCCGGCTACACGATCATCTGGAAGCACAAGATCGTAAAAATGCCGTTTGTCGGCGGCGTCCGGAGAAAGACCAAGCTGGTCGCTGATCTGCAAAGGTGGATCAATGGCCGATAGCATCCAGAAACTTCGGCTTGATCTCGACCGCGCGATGGTTCGCCTCGCGGCAATGGAAGATTTGATCTTCCGGCTTGATCCGTCCCAGGTAACGGACGCCATCGATACGATGGAGGCGATCCGCCTCTTTCTGCGCAAGTCCGGAAGCCCCGAATATCTGTCGGAAGGTGCGGCGCGCTTCATTGCGGAGCGCCTGCCGGTGGATTGGCGCGATCTGGTCAAGCGGGCCGGGCATCAGGTGGTGTTTCCGCTGCTGGCGCGGGGCTGTTCGATCATCGATGCGCGGAGGGCGCTCGGATGATCTGTCTCGGGGATCGCGTCACGCTGTCGGAAGGCGTTGCGCTGATGCAGGCGCGCAAGTCGCAGATGACCATGACGGCAAAGGCCGTCGATTGGGTCAACCGACAGGGCACCGTCAAGAAGCTGCACAGCAACGGCGTCCATGCCGGCGTGCAGTGGGAAGATCGCCGCTATATCGATTGGTGGCCGAAGCAAAAATTGAAGGTGCTGCCATGAGGCGCACCTTTTCGGTCAAGGTCGATCAACCGCGCCGGCCCTGCAAGGCCTGTGAGGGCACGGGCAAGGCGCACAAGTTCGAACGCGGCGAGTTGTGCCGTATCTATCCGTTCACCGCCTGCAAGGTCTGCGGTGGCTTGGGATCGGTGCCAGCCGACAAGGCGGCCTCATGAGGCTGTATTTTATCGATGTGAGCGCCGCAGAAAATCCCAAAAAACCACAGGGCGGCTTCTGGTTTAACACCATGCCGGAAGCCAAGATCGCGGCGCGTGACGCGGCTGATGCACTCAAGGTCGAAGTCCGGGTGTCAACGATGTGGATCACGACGGATCGCGCATCGATGCTCAAGCTATTGAACGGCGGGGCCGCGCCGGTCCGCCGCCACAGCATTCAATTCATCGCAAGGCCGGGGCCATGATCACAGGCACTGACGGGCCAATGACCAAGATCGGTGACATGGCGACGCACGGCGGCGACATTCGCCTGACCGACAATTTGCAGAAATTCAGATCTTCCAGAGAGCAGAGTTTTATTGATCTGTTATTCGTAAAACTTGCGCGTGGCGATCGTGAGGGGCTTGAGCGCTCATTGCGTAATAAATCCGCCGCATCGCTTAAGCGCCGGGGTGTTCTCACAGTGGAGAGGACGCAATGACACTGTTTTCACGCAAGTCCAATCGGCCCGTGATGCCCCGTGATAAAACCACGATCAAGGCGGTGGACAAGGCGAGGGAACAGTATTTCCAACAGCCTGAATTGAAAGGCCCGCGCAACAAATTCCCCGTCACACTCAACGGGAGAAAAAGGCCAATCACACTGCCGTCGCTGGAAAGCCTCAAGCGCCTTGACGGGGGTAAATCATGAGAAAGGTTTCCCGGCACGGCATTCTCGCTGGCCTGCTGGCGAACAGCCCGGCCCCGTCCGCGCCCGTATTGAAAACCGAAAACATGATGGCCGCCGCTGCCAATCTGCGCGAGATGGAAGTGGAACAGGGTTTTACCCTTGTCCTGCGGTCGGTGATCATCAACCCCGAAGATTGGCGCGAGATCGTCGCCAGCCAGGACGGCAAAAAAATCCGGCTGGTGCTGCTCGATGCGATGAAGCCGGGGCACGGCGCATTTTCCCGGTTGATTGCCGCGATCTGGCGGCACGATCTGGTGCCGGTCATTGTTGAGCCAAACGAAGCGCTGATCAGTTGGTGTGTTCGGCACGATTATCGGCGGCGCGTGATCGGCAAGGGCAAGCACCGTCATGAGGTTTGGTATCCGCGCCGGGGGCACACATGAGGGTGATTATCTGCGGCGGTCGCAGTTTTTCCGACGAAGGCATGCTGGAAAATTATCTGGACATGCTGCATGCGATCCATCGCTTCGATCTGGTGATCCACGGCGGCGCGCGGGGCGCGGATAGCTTGGCCGAAATATGGGCCTATCGCCGGCACATCGAAGTGAAGAAGTATCCGGCCGAATGGGCCAAGTACGGGGCCAAGGCCGCAGGGCCGATCCGCAACAAGCAGATGATCGATGAAGGCTTTCCCGATCTGGTGATTGCCTTCGAAGGCGGACGCGGCACCCGCAACATGAAAACGCAAGCCGCCTATGCCGGCCTGCGCGTGATCGATCTGTCGCTGGAAAGCGAACGCTTCGCCGTCATGCAACAAACAGGGGCGCAGCAAGCAGCCAAATGATCTCGGCGGAAGATGCTGCCGGCGAAATCCTTCGCCGGAAGCTGGTCCGTTCCGATATGTCGGAATGGTGCAAGAGCCAAGGCTACATTCCCGCCCGCCACCATCTGCTGCTGATCGAAAAGCTTGAAGCCTTGTGCCGGGGCGAGATTGTCCGGCTCGCCGTGTTCATGCCGCCCGGTTCGGCCAAGAGCACTTACGCCAGCGTTTTGTTTCCGCCCTATGCAATGGCGCAGCATCCGAAGGCGCAATTTCTTGCCGCAAGCCACACTACGGAGTTGGCGGAAAGGTGGGGAAGGCGTGTTCGGAACATCATTGCAGACCAATCCTCAATTTTGGGCATCCGGCCAGATACCGACAATCAGGCAGCCGGCCGCTGGTCAACACTGGAAGGCGGCGAATATCTCGCAGCCGGCGCAAGGATCGGTATCGCAGGCTTTCGGGCACTGTTCGGCGTCATCGATGATCCCCTGCGATCCCGTGAGGATGCAGAGAGCCAGAACGTGCGAGATCGTCTTTGGGAATGGTATCTGTTCGACTTTCGGCCGCGCCTGATACCTGGTGCGCGCCAACTACTGATCCAGACCCGTTGGCATGAAGATGATCTGGCGGGCCGCTGTCTCAATCATCAGGATTGGACGGTGATCTCGCTGCCGGCCGAAGCCAAGGCGGACGATCAACTCGGCCGCCACCCCGGAGAATTTCTTTGGGATGACGATACCTACGGCTACGGCGAACAATTACGCGAGTTGAAAGCGACGACACCGCCGCGCGTGTGGTCGGCGCTGTATCAGCAAGAGCCGACGCCGGACAGCGGCGACTTCTTCAAGGAAGAATGGTTCAAGCCGCTGGACATTGCGCCGTCACACACGCTGATGCGCTGCTATGGCGCGTCCGACTACGCCGTGACGAATGAGGGCGGCGATTTCACGGTGCATATCGTGATCGGCGTCGATCACATGAACAATCTTTATCTGCTGGACGTGTGGCGCGGTCAAAAGACATCGGATGTCTGGATCGATGCCTTCTGCGATCTGGTGGAAAAATATCGCCCGATGGGATGGGCAGAGGAAACCGGACAGATCAAGGCATCGGTTGGCCCGTTCCTTGAGAAGCGCATGAGTGATCGGCGCGTGTATGTCACGCGTGAGCAGTTTCCGACGCGGGGAGACAAGGCGGTTCGGGCACGGTCAATCCAGGGCCGCCTTGCGCTCGACGGGATTTACTATCCGAAGAATGCGCCGTGGGTGGCGGCGTTCTTCGCTGAAATCCTGAAACTGTGGTCGGCCAAGTACGACGATCAGGGCGATGCGCTCGGGCTGGTCGGGCAATTGCTGGACAAGATGGTGAAGGGCCGTGTGGCGGCTGCGCCTTCGATGAAGCTTCCCGACGACGGCTACAAATTCCATCGTGACAAAGGTAAAACCGTGGACCCGATGACCCTATGATGAACCTTGAAACGGCGCAGCAAAACTACAATGCGCAAGAGGTTATGGGACCGGATGATGTCAACGCGCCGAAGCTGACCATCCGCCGCCGCGAGTTCGAAGATTACGCGACAGCCAAGGGCCGGGAGATCGATGAACAGCGGCAGGCATGGCGCTACTATCATGTAGACCAATGGACGGCCGAACAATTGAAGGTGCTCAAGAAGCGCCACCAGCCGCCGATCACCTTCGACCGCACCGGGCGCAAGATCGACAGCCTGTCGGGCACCATTCGCCGGCTGCGCACCGATCCCAAAGCCTATCCGAACACGCCACGGGGCGAGCAGGGCGCAGAGGTCGCGACGCAAGTCATCCGCACCATCAATGACGCGTCCTTTGCCGAAGATTTGGAAGTGGAATGCTGCCGTGATGCGCTGATCCACGGCATCGGCGTTTCTGAATTGATGCTGGTGACGGGTGACAAGGGCGAT